ATTCGGCGCACGGCGCTGCGGATCGTGAGGCGTTGCTTCAGTGTCATATTGGGTTTCTTGCTCATGGTATTGTCCTCCTAGGACGTTGTTGGGCACTTTGGCCCGGGGTTAAGCGCGAGTGCGCTATTAATTAATCACATATACGAATGATGTCCTCGAGTAGCTGCTGCCACTCGTAGTAACTACATTCTTCTTTGATCCATCCGTTTTGAACGCCCTTACGCGATCTGTAGATATACGGGTGGGTCAGGGTGTACGAACACTGGCATCCCGGCATACGAGGTATAACTCTAACCACGATGTTACTCGGGAAGTCGGCATCAGGCACAGTACTTTGCTTAATTATCTCCAGCGGCTTCGGGCCGGGTGTGAAGCCGAGTGGAGCAAGACCACACAACGCATCTTTGTAGTGCTCCATCAGCCACGCAACCACGCTTCCCTCCCACTCACACAGCCTACTCATCGTCGCCCCACTTCCGCATCGGTATGTCGTTGCGGCGTCGGGTTTGGAGAGCTTCCCTGCTCTTTTTACTACGCAGCCACGTGTACCATTGGGCATAGAACCCATGGCGCCACAGCAGTATTATGGCCGTACTCCACACCAGTGCCGTGAAGTGTCCGTTTACATGGTCATTCCACCCACTGAGATAGTAATGCCTGCATACCTCGACGATGGAGTAGAAGAACTTAAACGTGATGACTATCACGATCGAGTACCACGCGACCATGATGTCCCTTACTACCTTCTCGCCTTTCATCAGTGTGTCCTCCGTTCGTCTGCGCTGATAATGACAGGGTCACCACCTTCTATGGGAGTTAGTAGCACCTCATCGTGGTGGACGGTGTACTCGTAGCCAAGGGCCTGCAGTGCAGACACCGCATTGACGAACTGCTGGCGTGCCTCCAACACATACGTCATGTTGTTTTCCAGCAATACATCTTTGGCTTCGGCCCGCTCGAGTACGCTAAGGTACTGCTCACGCGCATCCGCATGGGCCTGCTTCTCCGAGGCGTAGTAGACGGCAAGGTTGCTGGCCTTGGTCTGCGCCTCGACCATCTTCTGGTAGTAGCTCAGTGCCAATGCCCCGTAGGTCATCGTGACTGCTATGATTATCAAACTAAATATAGTCGTGTTCATGGTCTATCTCCTATAAGAGTATGTCTTCATTGCGTTGCATCATGGCCACGAGATGCCGCAGCATATCAATGGCCGAGTTAGTTGAGAAATGGTAGTACGGAGCTGACTTGGCTTTGCGAGCCAGCCGGTTAGGGTACCGCGTGATGTATGTCACCGTATCAACGCGGTCGGTGGGCTGCACCTCCACACACAGCGTCAGCCAACTCGTGACAGGCTGCGGCTTCACACTCACGATGCTAGCTTTGAGCACACACAGCGTAGCTATGGGTATGACCGCATGCATCTTGAGTGCCGGTCTGTCAGGGTCAAGCACCTTAGCAGCCTCGAAACCCAGCGGTGCTAACAACAGGGTGATCTCCTCGAACGCGTCACACAGCTTCTCGTACGCTGCTTCATCCATCATCTGCCCCGCATAGATCAGGTCAGTGCGTGGTGGGTAGTGGCGCGTTCGCTTGGGGGCTTTGTGCTGCCTGCGCTTAGGCATGACCATCCTCCACTGGGATCACCTTGCCCCACGTTATGGTCTTCTCGGGCAGCACAGCGTCACCCAACTCGTGGCAGGCCGCGACTTCACACTCGATGTCATCCATGAGTGGGCCTACACCGTCCATGCCACGTATGCGCAGTGTCTCGGCCAAGCTCGTAATAACATACACGCCTGCATCAGGATCGGAGGGGTAGAACACAATCCACTTACCCACCTCAGGATCAAGCACCTTGGTGTTCCCTTCGGAAGGGATGAGCTGTGCTGGATTCAGCTCCTTGATGAGGAGGCGAGCACCTTCGCGCAGCGGCTCGTTGTCCGGCTGCAGAAGCACACGTGCGAGCATGTTCTCCGCCCTACAAGCTCTGTCGTAGTACTCACCCCGATGACGGAGGAGGTCAGAACACTCTTGGCGGCGGTGCAGTGCTTCGCCGATCCAATCGTGGCAGGGGTGATGCTCCTGTTCGTCACGCAGCAAAGTGGCGAGGTCTTTGCGTATGTCGGCGGCACTGTCATTGTCATTAGGTGCAGTCGTCATGTTGTGCTCGTCACGAAGGTATTCGAGTATAAGGTCGGCAGTGCTCAGTGCATGATCGTTGGCAATGCTGTCAAAGTCATTCATGTTCATGGTGTATCTCCTAGACTAATAAGTGTGATGATTGATTGATTGAGTGTAGTACAGGTTGGTGCTTGGCAGTCCTCCGTTCTGCGTAATGTGTGGCCGAGTGCGCAAAAATAGACACTTGACCAAGTGTCCATGTTTAAAAGTTTCAAGTGTCCACTTTTGGTGGCGGCTAAGGGGCTGATTCGTAAGGAGTTTTTTCAAGTGTCTCAAGTGTCACCTGTTTCAGAATCAAATACATCCCCCTATTGGGATTTTTATTTGGCATTGAGTTTATAAAATTACTCAGGCTGGTTATATATAATTTTCAAAACATAGACACTTGAGACACTTGAAAATAAATATATATAAATCAGTAACTTGCCAAAATAAAAAAGTGGACACTTGAAATCCTTTTGATTGCCACTTGATTGCCACTTGAAATGCCGAGTGCGCAAAGCCGCTACGACCCACTCTGTGCCGTCCCTTCGGAAGGGATACCACGAGTGTATTCGTGTCATACAAAGCGTTTGCGCGCCTAAAAAACCCCTCTTGCGAGGGGCGTAGCGGCGAAGCGGATTACTTCTTCTTCTTAGCTTTGAACTTGTGCTTGCCTAAGTCGGCGGCGCGGACGCACACTTCAGCGTAGATTGCTTCGGCGATATCTTTTTCGTAGCACATCACCAGCTTGCGCTTGATCGACGCGTTCAACGCCTTCACGAGATCCGCACGTGTCGCGAGGGCTGTCGTACCAGTCCTAGTGGCATGCGCCGCTGCGTCATCCTTTGCCTTAGCATCCGCGACTGCTTTAACCTTCGCGAAGGACACGCCGGTTCGCGCCTCTCGTAACATTGCCTCTTGGATGTTATTGATACGAGAACCGTCGTGCTTCTCCTGTATCGGATACGCGGCGGCCATGAGCTTGTCAAAGCCCATCTTGACGACGTGCGGGTGAGCGGACAAGGTATAACGCTCAATCGACTGCGGAGTAACTTTCACACCGCGTGTCTCGAGACACTCCATGAAGAACTTGCGTGCTTCGCCGTTCTTCGTGAGATCGTCTTCGCCCCATCCCTTCCGAAGGGAGATCGCAGCGGCGAGGGCGCCCTGTCGTGACAGCTCAGTCCCTGCATCCTTCTCCAGCTTGTTAGCCTTAGCCGCAAAGGTTTGTACTTCTTTTTTCGTGTATGACATTGTTCTATTCCTCGTTGATTAACGTATGCGTACCATCCTCGGTATTGGGAGGCGCACATACTACGGAGTGTGGGGGGTCGCGGCGGGGCTTGACCCCACCCCCCATGGTCAACCCACCCCCCCGTATATCTATATGTGTTTATGTGACTCCTACATACCGTGTTGACAAAATACCAAAGGTACACTATGATGACTCACATCGCCCCCACGCCGCTTATTTCCCGGCCCCTAATAATCAAAGAGGATCAACTATGGATACATATGACGATCGGCTGGCAGCCGCTTACATCCGAGCCACCAATGACAATCGCCCCAAGGATGCTGAGGTACTCGCAGAAGCCCGGGCGCACGCAGCCGAAGAATCGGCGGATCGTGAGGCCCTGAATTTGATGAGGCGTATTACGAACGCCGTCGAAGGAGTAGAAGAAGTTGCAAGGAAAATGGTGCAGACCGATGCCTCGTAAACACGAACGCATGAAGCGTACTCAGCACTACATCACGCAGAACCAGATTGAAAATCTGCGGCACCTGTCTACTGAAACTGGCTGCGGTATTTCAGAGCACCTGCGGCGGGCGCTGGACAGCTATTTCACGCTGCCGCACGTGGTGGCTCACCTGCGCCGTCGGCCGAAGCAACTGGACTTATTTGAGGATAATTAAGTCCACCCGGCCACTGAGGGTTCCGGAGCGTTGCCGCCAGAGGGTTGGATGCGCAGCGCCCGGGCCATGATCGACTGAGAGGCACCAAGACATGCGTATTGAAGCCCATCAGCGAGATCAGACCATGGATGGCCCTTATCCGGCTTCAGGTCCAGTTCACCCGACTTCAATTTTTTGTAGCGGTACTTTGATGCGATGGCCTGCACTAGGTTAGGACACCAGTCCCGGTCTATTCTCATCCCTGCGGTGCCCCCCGCTAACCGAGACATCCATTTTTCAACAGCCCGTAGCCGTGGGTCTATGTTATTCGTGCGGGCGGGTACGGCAGGAAATCCGAGCCGATTTATCGCTTGGATCACCGACTCTTCTCCAATCTCGCCCTTTTTCACTGATGAAGGGTCGATGACACAGTATACCGGTATGCCTCTAAACCGTTCGTGGCTGAGATAGGGTGTAAGTTCCTCTTGGAGGAATTTCTCAATTCCACAGCCTTCTCGGAAACACTCTCCCACAACGAGTAGCCGACCCCGGGGGTCTGTTTGAGTAATAACTGCAGCGGGGTTACGGGCGGTGTCGAGTCCGATGCATAGGGGTTGCTGTGGATTAAGAAGCAGTCCTTTTGTTGATACATGAGCGTCATAGTCAAATGAATGTCTAAAAACGGCCTGTCCGCTGAGGCTGGGGCCGATTTTGTTGTGTACGTACTGGTCAACCCACAGTTCATCATTGGCCTCCATCATGTTTTCGTAGTAGTTTGCTGGAAGCCACTGTTTCCAGTCGGCCCCCTCATCGAAAGCGCCGGGTTGGATCAGGTAGTAGACATTACCGGGTCGTTCTACTTCCAAGAAATCGTACCAGCTCGAGTCTTCAGTGAAGCTGTTGGTTTCTCCCCATACGCCATACCACGTAGGGCCACCTGCGAGAGGGGAAGGGTATCGGCCGCATCTGGATAAAACTGCCTGCACCACGCCAAGGTCAAGTTCGCGAAATTCAGAACATATTCCAAAGGTGAGTTCCAAGGATAGTAGCCGGTTGATATTTTCTTCAGAGTCGAGGGGGAGCAGCAGGACGTCCAGTTCGATGTCACCCATACGGAACTCGATTGTAGACTCCGATACCTTCCAGTGAGAAACCTGTCGCAGTATCTGCATCCACGACACGAGAAATGTGGTCTTAAGCTGCTGAAGTGTATTACGTACCACGACTGCACGCGTACGGCGCATGCCATCCGATTGAGGGGCCTGCTCGCCCGCTCGACGGACCAGCTCCATAATAGTTGCAGTTGTCTTAGTTGACCCGATTGGACCACGGATGAACCGAAAGGGGTCGTCCGATTGAAAGAACGCTGCGAGTGAATCAGGTGGTGTATAGTCAAATCTATCCATCCTCGTTAATTACCTCGCCCGTTATCTCCTTCGGCGAGTTCGTCCCATTCCCGACGTTGATGGACAAAACGAACTTCGGCCCCGACCCCCCAGAGTCTTCGGCTGATTTTGCTACGCCGCTCAGCCTCTCGAACAGCTTGACGGCGTCGGTACGGCTCGGGGGTGGGACTCTTGGGTCTTTCGCCATGTTGTAGGTCGGCAGTAGTAATTCTTCTAGGGCCATCTGGGCCTTTAAACGTATTCTTTCGGGGGTGTTTTGTTCCGCTGTCCATTCAGCCTTGGCCTCTTTAATCATCCGTTGAAAGGTGGGGTCGGCCAGTAGTGTTTTAGCGTCTTCGTCGGTAATGCCGTGCCGATCGAAGACTTCAGCGGGGGAGGTGAGTTGGGACGCAAGCTCAAGAGCCAGCGTTGTGGTCATCCCGAGAAACGCGGGTGCGTCGTCAGGTATTGCAGGAGCGGTCATCACGTATTCCTGTGTATGGTTGACGTTGTAGGGAAAATAGCCTATTTTGGCGGTAACTTGCAAGTGTGGGGCGCACAGTGGTTGACCAATCCCCGTTAAGGGTAGTCTCTAACAGCGAACTCGATAAACGGGAGGCTGCTGCGACGGCGCAGGCGGTAGATATTGCCAAAGGCCCCGACGATGTGTCAATGCTGGCGATCGCCGCCCACATCAAAAAGCAGTACCAGTATTTCAAGTGGCACCGTTCCCAGTTCCAGATCAATGAGCGGTATCTGAAGGATTTGCGCCAGTACAACGGCGAGTACGATCCGGATAAGATTTCCCAGATCAACCAATTTGGCGGTTCTGACGTATTTGCCCGGCTCACTACGGTGAAGTGCCGAGGCGCCACCTCCCTGCTACGAGATGTCTATCTCAACTCCAAGAACCCGTGGCAGCTAGAACCAACCCCCGACCCCTCCCTGCCCGAAGACGTTGAAGCTAGCATAATCCAGTTGGTAGAGACCGAAGCCGTTTCCATGCTGCAGCTCGGTGAGCAACCCTCGCCAAGCCAGTTACAGGAGCGGGAAGACCAGCTCAAGGCTGGCGCCCGGGTAGCTACGCGGAAACAGGCCGTGGAGGAGACGGCGGTTGCCCACGATAAGCTGAAGGACATCCTCGCTGAGGGTGGCTTTGAGCGGGCCTTCTCAGAATTCCTGATCGACCTCCCGGTATTCCCCTTCGCGTGTATCAAGGGGCCGGAAGTCAAAAACAAGAAGCGGCTCAAGTGGGTGGGCGGAAATCTGACCTCTACCTACGAACCCGTTCTTACGTGGCGGAGGGTGGCGGCGTTTGACTTGTACATCACCCCCGGTGCGAGCAAGATTGAAGACGCCGACATCATTGAGCGGATTAAGCTGTCCCGGGCTGACCTGAACCAGTGTATCGGCCTCCCCGGGTACAACGACGACAATATCAGGGCGGTACTGACCGACTACGAGCACGGGCTGCAGGATTGGCTCGACGAGCAGGAAACCCAGCGGGCCAACCTTGAGAACAAGGAAAATCCGTACCTGAACCGCTCCGAACTGATCGACACCCTCGAATATCATGGGAATGTGAAGGGTTCGTGGCTGCAGGAGTGGGGCTTCGACAAAAAGCAGGTGCCGGACAGCGACAAAGACTACTTCGTGACGGCATGGCTGATCGGCCGCTACGTCATCAAGGTTCAGATCAATCCGAACCCGAAAGCCCGACCCCCGTATTATATCACTTCGTTTGAAGCAGTGCCCGGCAGCATCTACGGCAATCCGTTAACTGAAATCCTTCGTGACGTCCAAGATGTCGCGAATGCCTCGTTCCGGTCGCTTGTTAACAACATGTCCATGGCTTCTGGGCCGCAGGTCGTCGTAAATGAGGAACGACTGGCGCCCACCATGAACGCCGATTCCCTGTATCCGTGGAAACGCTGGCGTACGGTCACTGACCCTGCTGCCGTCGATACCTCTGATCCGGTGAAATTCTTCCAGCCTCAGTCAAATGCTCAGGAGTTGCTTGGTGTATATCGCGCAATGGTTGATATGGCTGATGAAGTGTCTGCTATTCCTCGCTATATTACTGGCTCTAACCGGGTTGGGGGAGCTGCTAGTACCGCTTCTGGGCTGTCGATGCTGATGAACAACGCATCGAAGGTGTTGCAGAACGTGGCCGCAAGTATTGACTTGGACGTTTTGCGACCGATGCTGGAAGACCTATACAATATGGTGATGCTGACGGACGGAGGCCAGACCCTACGCGGGGATGAGCAGATTGTCGTGCGAGGCGCCACTGTAGCCATGCAGAAAGAGCAGGATCGTATGCGTCGTCTCGAATTCCTGCAGATGACGGCTAACCCGATCGACATGGAAATCATCGGTCAGAAGGGGCGAGCGGCTGTATTGGAGGCTGTGTCCGAGGATTTGGGCCTTCCTTACGAAGAAATTGTTCCCAACGCCAACCAAATGCAGGATAGAATGGAAGCGATGAGCGAGCAGCAAATGCTTGCTGAGGCTGAGCAGGAAGGTCGGGCCGCGCAGGCCCAAGGCGACCAGAAGGGCGTCGGTGGCGGCGGAGACCGTGCCGAAGCAGAAACTGACAATATGCATAGGACATTGGCACCGTAATGGGACAAGGCATCTGGGACAGGATAAGTGGGGAGTCGCGCAAGAAGAAGCTCGACAAAATGGAAAACGACGCGGTCAAGCCAAAGGCGAAGCCGAAACCAAAAGCCAAACCCAAGAAAAAGAAGTCACCTGAATCAGCAGTACGAGATTCTTTTTGGAATAACTGAGCAGAGGTTCGTATGAACAAAACTATCTCAAAGAAGTATGGTACACCGCACAACGCCTCGTCTGGTTCGGGTGGCCCCGACGCCAATACGCAGGCTGCGTCCCGGGGTAAGACGATGTCCACGAAGGGGAAATTTATCCCTGACGCACGGGCAGGAAGCTATGGCGTCAAAGGCGTCGGTAAATAGAGGGCCAGATTATGGGTTATGAAACCTACCCCAATCCCGGCCACCCAAGCAAGGCTGTGGGTGAGCAGGACAGCAAGGCGTCGTGGAACTCCAAGAACCGGACTTCCTACGGCAATACGACCACGAAGGACACCGTCTACAACGGCGATACTGTGAAGACAAAGTCCTGTGACAGTGGTCATGGCAAAGCACGTGGTAGTTCGCAGGTTTCTTGCACCTACACGGGCAGCAGGGCGAAGTTCCCCTCGGAGAAATAGTTATGGCGAAGGGTTATCGAAATTGCAGTCGCTACCGCAACATCAAGCCGGAAAAGCAGAAGTCTGAGAATGTCGGTAATTTTTACACCGGCCGTGCTCGGGTGGGTCGCTCTGACGACGAGATGTGGCGTAACCGGATGAATGACTACGGGAACAGGCCGCATGGCCCCGTTGGTCAGCTTCCAATACCTGTGACCGGCATGATTCGCTTTTGAAGCCTACCCTTAGGCAAGCTGAAGCGATTATCCGACTCCGAGACCTTCCTGAATTCAGGGAGTTTCTCGGAATGATTGGTGATTATGCCGGGATGAGAAATGAAGTGCTGATTATGAAGGATGACGTAAACACAGAATTGTACCGGGGCGAGCTTCGTGCTTTTGCCTTGTTACAAAAAGCTGTGGACAACGCTCCTGAAACAGCAAAACGACTATCACAACCAACTGAGGAATAGGCCACATGGCACTCCCAAAAGCAGCACAGAAACAACTTGAACGAGCTGAAAAGATTCATGCGGAGGCGTATGCAGATGGAGACAGAAGTAACGAGGAAGCAGAGGCAGGGCAGGATCAAGCGAGTGCTGGACTGCGAGAAGTGCCGTCGAAGGCGCCGCAGGATGCACAGAGCAGCGACAGCGGCAGCGAGGAAAGCAGCCCAGCACCTGAGAGCGTATCCGAGGCCCCGACAACCGTAGAGGACGAGGGTAATTGGGAACACAAGTACAAGGTACTGCAGGGCAAGTACAACGCAGAAGTACCGCGCCTGCAGCAATCAGTAGACGCCGCCAATGGGCGCGTAGCTGAGATGGAAAGCCAGATGGCGGCGCTTGCTGCCCAAATGGCCGAGAACAACACCGTGCCGATTGAACCGGCTAGTCACCTGACCGCTGAGGAAATCGCGGATTATGGTGATGACATGATCGCTGTCGTAAAAAAGGCAGCACGAGAAGAATTTGAGCCGCAAGTTGCTTCGCTCCAGTCGGAAAACGCGCAACTTCGGAACTTACTGGGGGGTATGCAGCAGCAAACCGCCCTTTCCGCACGTGACTCAATGCTGCAAGCCCTCGATAACGAGGCGAGCATTGGAAACTGGCGGGAGATAAACGGCCACCCTGATTTCTTGGCGTGGTTGGAAAATGTCGATGCGTATGCAGGCCAGAAAAAGCTGGATATGCTTCGACAGGCTTTTGAGAGCAACAATACTTCACGGGTAATGTCGTTCTTTAAGGGCTTTCTGAATGAAAACGCGGCATATACACCTACTCCTACGCCCAGTACTGCCGAACCGCAGGTAAATCTGGATACGTTGGTGGCCCCCGGTAGGGCTACCGAAGGTGGCGAGAACCGCGCTCAAGATGGAGCACCTAGTGGTCGCGTATGGTCGGGAGCTGACATTTCCGAATTCTATCGCGACGTCAATCGTGGTGTGTACCGCGACAAGCCCGAAGAACGTGCGAGGCTTGAAGCGGACCTTTTCTTAGCGCAAGATCAAGGGCGAATAGCCCAGTAGGAGCTAGACTATGACTTTTCCAGTAGCCACTACTCCGTATCCCTCGGGATCGAGTAACCCCACCCCCGCGTATAGCGGTACTTTCATTCCGGAGATTTGGTCCGGAAAGATGATCGAGAAGTTTTACGATGCGACCGTTCTCGCGGCCATCTGTAACTCTGACTACGAGGGCGAAATCAGTAATCAAGGCGACAAGGTGATTATCCGCACCAAGCCTACCATTACTATCAACCCGTACGAAGCTGAGCAGGCGTTGGTTGTTGAACGTCCTTCCAGCAACATTGTTGAACTGTTGATCGACAAGGGTCACTACTTCAACACCATCCTTGACGATGTCATGGAAGTGCAGGCTGACCTCAATCAGCTCAGCATGTGGTCTGACGATGCTTCCGAGCAGATGAAGATCACCATCGACTCCGAGGTGCTGCTGAACATGCGCCTTCAGGCCGATGCAAATAACCGTGGTATCGCCGCTGGCCGTATATCCGGCTCTGTGAATCTGGGTGTTACTACTAACCCGGTTGATCTGGTTGCCCGTCCTGACGGTACTAACACTGAGATCGTTGATCTCATCGTTGGCATGGGGCAGGTTCTGGACGAGCAGAACATTCCGGAGACTGGCCGTTGGATTCTACTCCCGGCGTGGGCCTGCGCGATGATTAAGCGCAGCGAACTGCGTGATGCCTCGCTGACTGGCGACACCGTGTCCATCAGCCGTAATGGCCGTCTGGGCATGATTGACCGCTTTACCATCTACATGTCTAACCTGCTGCCTACTGGTCCTAATGTGACTGTGGGTCAGGAGCTGGCATCTGGTGAAACAGCGGTCTACGCTGGACACAGCCACGGACACACCTTCGCATCTCAGCTCTCAAAAGTTGAGACCCTGCGTGGGGAGTCCACCTTCGGCACCTACCTGCGTGGCCTGCAAGTTTACGGCCACAAGGTGACTGACGGTACAGCTTTGGTTGAAGCGGTAGTAGCCAAGGCGTGATAGGCTGGGGGTCGAAAGGCCCCTAACCTTCCACTCAGGAGCGGATCATGGCGTTTACGGTTGAGGACTTGATTAATCAAGCCCGTGACATCGTGCAGGACACAGGGATGGAGTTCGACTACGACGACCCTGATCGGCATACGAACGCCAAGATGATTCGCTTCTTGAATACAGCTCTGGCCGATTGTTACCGCATTCGGCCGGACCTCTTTTTCCCGGGTGTCTTCGACAGAAGTACCCTCCCTGTCTACACCGAGGCGGATATAGCCGCCCAGACCCCCTTTGGGGTGGACGATACCTACTTTTCCGCGTTCGTGGATTATGTAGCGGGCTATATCGGGTTGGCAGATGACGAGTTCGCTCAGGACGGGCGAGCCGTAGCTTTACTCAATAGGTTTATTCAGAAACTATCTTCTAAGGGGGCATAATGGCTAATCTGGTAACTGTCCCCCTTACTACGTGGACCGACGAGGTCTTCCTACGGGCGCCCGGCGCGTCTCCGGCAGGCGTAGAACAGGCCCTCCTCAACGCCCTTCGTGAGTTCTGTACCCAGTCTGGCGCATGGGTGGTTGAGCTGTGGGATAAGCACACCGACGATACCCCGAAACCCTTCAACAACGGTGCAGACGCGCCTTTCTACGACTTTCAGGCCATGTTGGAGACCGCCCGGATACCGCTGGCAGGCGACTATACCCCGGGTGATGCCTCGGTAGCCCAAACGCAGTTCCATGTGCTGGAGGATTACGCCCCCTACGACGTCGCCGTGATGCACATTATGGCGTATTACCAGTCATACACGTGGGACGCCAACCCCTCAATACAGACACAGCAGGCCACAAGCTGGATTGTCCCAGCCCAGTCCCCGAACGCCCGTAGCCCCTATGGCGGGTGGGCTTCAGCCGAGGGCTGGCCTAAATTCTTCAAGACTCAGAACGAACGTCCCGGCTCTGTACAGCTCATACCTACCCTGAAGGGCGACCAAGCTGCTAAAGAGGGGTTCGTACCATGGGTAGCACTGACGTTTCCACGGACTTACATAGGCAACAGTGTCCCGGTTATCTTTGAGAGGCAGTGGTACGAGGCTATTCTTGACGGTACCCTGAGTAAATTGCTATCACAGCAGGATAAGCCGTACACTAACCCTACGCTGGCTACATACCATGCGAGACGGTTCAGGAACGAGATCGCCAAGGGCCGCGATATGGCTCGTCACCAATTCAATAACAGCGAAACCGGGTGGTCATTCCCGGCTTGGGCATAGGAGAAGGAAA